TTATAAGCAACAACTTTTTTTCCTTTAATTAAAGCATGAACAGTTGGTAATCCACCAAACGCATCTTGGTTCCATTTTATTTTTAGAGATATATAAGCAAGACCTCTTAATCTATGATTAGATGTCCAATTAGTTAAAGTTCCTAATAGATCACATTGTGCTTGACTATCAGTTCCATAATGACATTTAACACTAATTAAACTTGTACTATCTTTATAAAAATTTCCATCTCCACTTCCTACTGTCCTTAAAGTATTATCTGCTAAAGCTCCAGACCAAGTAACCTCTTTATCATCTATATAAATTTTATCTACACTTTCAATTTCTCCCTCACATAATACTAATGCTATATAAAGAAACTCATTTCTATAAATACTCTTGTTCCACCAACTTTTCTTTCTCCATAAACAATAGGAATAGATTGATCGTTTGATTGATGATTTAATAAAACTCCTTTTTCAAAATTATTAAAATCGCTATCACCAAAGTCTGGCATATCAGGTCGTCTATTTGAAAGGAACAACCAACCAATAGCAAATATTCCTAAAGTAACCCATGGGTTTGTTTTTGCCCACGAAAATACTTTTTTAATTATTTTAACTGATTTAAAAACCTTTTTTGCCGCTTTAAAAGGATTAGGAAAGCCCATTATTTTCTACCCCACTTAATATCTAAAACATTTTCACTTGAAAAAGCCATACCCAAATCTCCACTAAAAAATCTTTGTTGTGATGTACTATTAGTTTTTCTTCCTGATCTTTTTTCAAAATCTGCCCAATGAGATACTACATTTAAAGTTAAAGCTGAAGTATCATTTGTTTCGCTTATTGTATAAGTTTCTACTGAACCTTTATAAAGTAAAAAAGGATCAGCTATAATTGCATTATTATCATCTAAAAAAGCTCTATAAATTGTTACCGCATCATTAACTATATTTTCTGCTAATACTAAAGATATATATGTTTGATCTGCTCCTGATAAAGTGATTGATATACTTGATTTACTAATATCTGTTTCTTCTGATACTTCAGGATAACTAACTAAAAATTTACTTGATGAATAAGTAACACTAGAGCCTGATACTGAAGAAGTTAAATCGTGTACGCAATCTGTAATATTTTGAGGAGTGCCAAATCCAATAGTTATCAAATGAACAGGTTTAATTTCATTTGTTGCTAGGTGGTTCTTTACTGCTGTCGTTAAGCTTCTCGTCATAAATCTCGTATGTTGTTCTATTTATTTTTTCACTATTGTTTATCACAACAAAGCTAAAAGTTCCATCAGGGATTTTGTTCTTTCCAAGATCATTATTATGCAAATTAATTTCTGATTTATCAACTACTTTTTCAGCAATAACATCAACATTTACCCAATGTTTAATAAGGTATTTTACCATTAAAGAGTTTCTTCAACATCTAATTCATATTTGTATAATAAATTTCCATCTTTATCAGCACCTACTGTTCCAAAGGACTGAACATCATTTACTAAATGGACTGTAAAAGGAACATTATCATAAGTGACTGTTGAATCATTTGTTAT